GCGAAGACAGTTAGTGGAGGTTTTTGACCTCATAGCAGAGGTAGGCTTACCCATAGCTAGTGGCCTGATTATGGGTTTTTTCATATTCATGGTTATGAAACAAATGATGGATGGTCTTGTAGATGAAATCAACACCATACAAGGCATAACCAAGATGCTGATTACTAGAGCCACCATAATGAACAACGATATGATTCGTATAGATGTAAGTGTCTCTAGTGCGTTAAATCTAGCACCAGACTTGGACAGAATAGCAAGAGCAGAAAACTTTGTAGAAGACGGTAAAATAGACGCTAGAAGAGATTAATGGATATAGCACAACTGATAGCAGACTTTGGTTTTTCTGTAGTTATGGTTGTAGGTCTTGGTTATTTTGTTTATTTTGTCTGGCAAACAATAACTAATAAGATAGATCCCTCTGTCCAAGAGATGAAAGCAACTATAATTCGTTTAACCGATCAATTAAGATTACTAGATCAAGACATGATAAGGTTGCAACAAAAGGTAAATACTGTTTTGGAAATAAGGGAGAACGAGGGGAAAAATGAAACAGCAGAACCAAAAAATAAAAAGCAAGAAGGAATTAGAAGAGTTGATTAAACAACAACAGGATAGAAGGAATGGATAGGTGGGATAAAATTTTTATTATTCTAAGTATTCTAAGCATATTATTATTTGTTGTTTACTTGAGTGCAGATGAAATGACACATAAGTTTAAGAACCCTAGCTTTTCAGGTGTTGGCACATCTAGTCATTATTTAACTATTGAAAACCAAGAGTTCAATAGAAAAGAGGCTATACGTGAAGAGATCAAAGCTTATGTAGAAGATCTAGAGAGAGAAGCAGACAACACCACTCTAGCTAGGTTTATACGTAATTTAGAGAGTAGAATATACGCACAACTCAGCAGACAACTGGTTGATAGTTTGTTTGGTGAAACTGCTTCTGATTTTGGTGTTCTTGAATTAGAAGGCAACACAATAGAATATAGAGTAGAAGACGATAAGGTAACATTAATAATTACAGATGAAGAAGGCAACACAACAGAAATTACTGTACCTCTTGGTTCCTTTACTTTCTAGCTGTGCTCTACTTGTAGATCCTTTAGACAATGGAATACCACCTATAAGAAGTATTGAATCAGCAGAGGTTGGTGCTTTATTAACTAAATTATCAGAAGCAACTAAACCAGAGCGAAAGCCCGTAGTGGCTGTATACCCAAACTCTTTTAAAGATGATACAGGTCAGCGTAGATCTAACAGTCAATATGCAAGCTTTAGTACTGCAATTACCCAGGCTCCTGATGCTTACCTTATCAGGGCTTTAAAACACTCTAATGTATTTGATGTAGTAGAACGTAAGGGTTTGGACAATCTAACTAAAGAACGACAGATTATACGTACCACTAGAGAAAGCTTCGATGAAAAACAAAAGGTCAAACCATTACTGTTTGCTGGTTTGTTGATGGAAGGCGGTGTTGTAGGTTATGAAACCAATATTAGATCAGGCGGTGCTGGTGCTAGATATCTTGGAATTGGTGCATCAAAAGAATACAGACATGACTCTGTTACCATATCTCTACGCACAGTTTCAGTTAGCACAGGTAAAATTTTAATTGAAGTTCTTGTAACCAAGTCAATATTGAGTGCATCTGTATCAAATGACATATTTAGGTTTTATGCTAATAACACTGAATTAGTTGAAATTGAAAGCGGTATAGTAGAAAATGAGTCTGTAAACATCGCTTTACAGATGGCAGTAGAGACGGCTGTTTTACAAACAATAGAGGAGGGTTATAAAGAGAGCTATTGGAAACAAAGAAAGGTAGAAAAATGAAAAAACTCTTAATAATATTATTCATGTCCCTTCCCCTAGTCGGTGCTGATAATGAAATATTTATAGACCAGTCCGGGGCAACATCTAATCTAGACATAGAACAAGTTGGAGGCAGTGGAAACATCATTGGTGGTTCTGACGCTGCAGCTGGTTCCATGACTGCGTTAGATATTGATGGTGCTACTATGACCTTGGATATCTTACAGAAAGGTAATACAAATAAATTCCTTGGTGATATATGGGCAGATAACTACACAGGTTACTTCTCGTTTATAGGAGACACCAATACTTTTAACATGTCTACGGATGAGACTAACGCTACAGGAGCTGATGGATCTAATGTAAATGTTCAGTTTACAGGCAATACAAATACAGCAACTTTAAACCATGCAATGACAGCATTAGCTGCAAACCTTGACTTGGATTGGATAGTCCAAGGTTCTGGTAACACAATTACATCTAGCATAGATGTTGATGGGGCTACTAACTATATGGATATTGATGGTAGTGATAATACAATAACCTATGATGGTGACGGATACGCTGGTGGGTATTTCTATTTAGATCATACAGGCAGCACAAGAACATTTAACATAGATCAGGAGTCTACATCAGATAATGATTGGCTTAAAATTACATCTGTGGGCTCTAGTGGTACTGTTTGCGTTACTCAGTCAGACGCAACTACTTCATTCGTCTGTTGAGATAGGAGCTATTTCAGAACTTAGAGGTAACGCTCAAGTTCTACGAGATAAACCCTATGGTGCTGAACTAGAGTTCAACATCCAACAAATGGATGATGTCCGTACAGAAGCGGGCAGAGTCGCCATAACTTTTGAAGATTCTTCTACAGTAAAACTAACAGAGCATTCTAAGTTAGTCATAGACGAATACATTTACGATCCAGACCCATCTAAGTCAAAAATGGCTCTGAAGTTTGCTAGTGGCACAGCAAGGTTTATTACCGGTAAATTCAATAACAAAAGCAATATATCTATACGTACGCCTACGGCTGATATAGCAATAAGAGGCACAGACTTTACTTGTACAGTAGATGAATTAGGTAGATCTCTTGTCATACTGTTACCTGATGAGAATGGTATATCTAGTGGTGAGATCCTGGTATCTACAGCTATGGGTAGTGTGACACTAAACAAACCCTACCAAGCAACAACTGTATCTGTATACGAGAACAATCCTACTAAACCTGTAACATTAGATATATCACTAGATCTAATCGACAACATGCTTATTGTTAATCCGCCACAAGAAGTAGATCAACAAGCGGAGGAGACGCAAACAAAAACAACAGTAGATTACTTAGAGTTTGATGATTTAGATATAGACTTTCTTAACGAGGACTTTCTCGATGGAGAAGCTGACCTTGAGTTCACTGAACTAGATATTAACTATTTAGATGTAAACTTTCTTGAAGATCTACTTAACGTGCTAGATGCACTAGCTATATCCAAAGAAGAAGATGCCTTAAAACAAGGTGGTGTAGGTATTCGTATAGTTGGAACAGAGATAGGACAAGACAAAGATACACAGATCACAACTATTGTTTCAGGCCAAAACATAAGTTTGACCAGAACAGTTAGTCAAAGTGCTAAACTAAATTTAGATGGATCTAATAGCTATACAATTATACTGATACAAGATGGTGTTTCTAATACAGTTAAAGTTAATGGTGGCTCATCAACCACGATAACAATTAAACAGGGGTCGGGATGAAAAAAAGTATTATATTTTTAAGTTTATTTTTTGGACTTGGATCAATATATTATTTTCAACCAGTAGCCTACGAAATACTAAAATTAAAAACTTTTGATAGCTTTGTTAAGGATAAAGAAGAATCAGGTAATTTTGTTGTTTTAAATATAACAGAAGAAGATATAGCTAATGAGGGTGGCTATCCTTTATCACGTCAAACCCTTGCACAGATTCATATAAACCTTTTGAGAAAAGGTGCTATGGGCGTAGGTTGGGTTATGGCCTTTCCTCAACCAGATAGGTTCGGTGGAGACTTTGAGTTTACTGAAGCTTTAAAATTTTCTCCAAGTGTTTTAGCTATGTTTGAAGGTAAAGGTGAATATCCACCTACATCCGGGACTGTGATTCTTGGACCAGAAGATACTGGTGGCATGATGGCTACAGGTGTAATACAAAATATAGATGTTTTAAAATACAACGCTAGTCAAGGTATAGCAGTTGCTCGTACAGATGCCGATAACTTAATACGTAGACTGCCGTTACTAATGCGTACTCCTGATGGATGGGTATCTTCATACGGTACAGAAGTATTAAAAGTATTAGCTGGAGCAGACACCTACGTTATAAGAACAAATGATAATGGTGTAGAAGAGGTGAGAGTAAAAGGATTGCCTCCAGTAAAAACAGATAGTCTGGGACGTAAATGGATTTCTTGGGTTGTTCCACGTGAAACATCGTTAGCAGAGATGGATGTAGAAAATAGGTTTGTTTTTGTTGGGTTTACTGCAAAAGGTATTATGCCTCAACTTGCCACACCAGTAGGTCTGCTAGAACCACATAAAATACAAGCAGCTCTAGCTGAATCTATACTTATACAAGATAGTCCGTACATACCTGATTACGCATTGGCTCTAGAGTTACTAATATTTTTGTTCTCGTTAGTTTTTGTTTGGCTCGTATTAAACGTATTTGGAATCACATGGGGAGTATCATTCTTTGCTCTAGTGTTTGCATCCACAGCCTTTTACGGAGTATCTACAATACAAAATGGTATTCTCATAGATGTGACTTGGGCTTTGATATCACAGTTTATAACTGCAGCTGTTGCTTTCTATTTAAGATTTAGAGAACAGTACAAATTAAGACAGCAAATTAAAAAACAATTTGAACATTATCTTGATCCTAGACAAGTTAAACAACTACAGAAGAATCCAGATCTGTTAAAGCTAGGTGGAGAAAAACGCTATGCCACCTTCTTGTTTACAGATGTTAGAGGTTTTACGTCTATGTCTGAAAAGTTAGAGCCAGAAGAAGTCACATACATTATGAACAAAGCTTTAACTGCACAGCAAAAAGCAGTACAGAAACATGGTGGTATGGTAGATAAGTATATAGGTGATGCGATGATGGCTATATTCAATGCACCTCTAGACTTAGAACATCATGAAAATAAAGCTATAGATTGTGCTTTAGATATACAAAAGAATATGGAAAATCTGAATGTAGAGATGGCAGAAAAAGATTTACCGCCTGTAGCGATTGGTATTGGAATCAATACAGGGTATGCAGTTATAGGGAATATGGGCAGTGAACAAAGGTTTGATTACACAGCTATAGGTGATGCCGTTAACACCGGGGCGCGTCTTGAAAGCGGAACTAAAGAAGCTGGCGTTGATCTGTTGATTGGCTACAACACTGCCATTAAAAGCGATTATAGGTTAACATTATTAGAACCTTTAAAGGTTAAAGGTAAAGATAAACCATTGGAAATATACACATGGGAATGAAACTATCATTAATACTAGGTGGCTTGTTGTTTGTAACAATAGCAGGATCAGGTTGGTATATAAATTATTTAGGCGATCAGATCAGCACACTTAAAGGTAATCAGATTGTTTTAGAAACACAGATACAAGAACAAAACGAATCTATTGAACGTTATCTAGAGCAACAAAAAAACCAACAGGTTCAACTCAATCAACTAGAAGCTGAAAAACAAGAAGCAATGAAGGATGTAAACAGACTGCGTAAAACGTTTGCTAATCATGATTTAGATAAGTTGGCTTTAGCAAAGCCCGGACTTATGCAAAGTAGAATTAACAAAGCATCAGCAAGAGTGATGGCAACTTTAGAAGAATTAACCAACCCAAATCAATTCGATGAAAAACCTATTACTAATTAGTCTCTCTATATTTATGGCAAGTTGTTCAATGATGCAACCAGTTAAGCCTGTAGAGGTTAGAAAAATTGCAGAAAGACCACCCATGTATCATCCGCCATTACCTTATCCAATGAGTTTATCTGAGGTAGATTGGGAGATTATGACACCAGAGTTAATGGAACAATATCTGCAAAACCTAGAAAACGGAGACGCACCTAGACGTGCATACTATTCTTTATCTAGCAAAGAGTACGAAAATCTTAGTATGGACATGGCAGAAATTACTAGATGGTCTAAGGATATTTTATCAATTATCAAGTATTATAGAGAATACGACAAACCAGAGGAGAAGCCTAATGAGTAACTCGCCAGATGAATTCGTATATAGAGCAACACTAGATCGTATAGTAGATGGAGATACCTTTGATTGCATTTTAGATCTTGGTTTTGACGTAAAACTACACAAACAAAGAGTAAGACTAGCTGGTATTGATACACCAGAAAGCCGTACTAGAAATCTAGCAGAAAAAGCATTAGGTCTAAAAGCTAAAGAAAGACTTAAAGAGCTTTGTGTTGGTACATTTAAAGTAAAATCATTGGGTAAAGGTAAATATGGAAGGATCCTGGGGATACCGTACACTGAAAACGGTGAAGATATTTGTGCAAAGCTTATTGAAGAAGGCCATGCTGTTGAATATCAAGGTGGAACAAAAACTAAAGTTTGGGGATAAGATGAACATATCACAAGAGGGGATAGCTTTAATTAAAAAGTTTGAAGGTTGTAGGCTTGAGGCGTATCAAGACTCAGTAGGAATTTGGACAATTGCATACGGAACAATTAAAGACGTTAAAGAAGGCGATAAAATAAACCAAGATGAGGCAGAGCATTTACTACAAGAAGAACTGCCTGAATACGAAGGCTATATAAATGATATGGTTAAAGTACCTTTAGAACAAAATCAATTTGATGCACTTTGCTCTTGGGTTTACAATTTGGGACCAAACAATTTAAAAGAATCTACAATGCTAAAAGTATTAAATGAAAAAAAATACTCAGAAGTACCACAACAAATTAAACGTTGGAACAAGGCTGGCGGTAAAGTGCTTGATGGCTTGATTCGCAGAAGAGAAGCAGAAGCTTTGTTGTTTGAAGGAAAAGAATGGCTGTAACTAAAATAATATTTAATCCGGGGATCAATAAAGAGTTTACTGATCTTATGGATAAAGGTGGATGGTCTGATGGTAATCTGGTTAGATTTAGAAAAGGCTTGCCAGAAAAGATTGGTGGTTGGGAAAAAACAATTACATCTTCTTATAATGGCACAGGTCGCGCACTAACAGCGTGGGTTGCTCTTGATGCTACAAGATATTTAGGACTAGGGACAACTACTAAATACTATGTTCAAGGCGGTGGTGCTCTTTATGACATTACACCTATAAGAAGCACTACTTCTGCTGGTGACGTTACGTTTGATTCAACTAGCGGTAGTTCTTCAATACAGGTGACAGACACATCACATGGAGCAGTTCAAAATGATTTTGTTACATTTAGTGGTGCAGCAAGTTTAGGAGGAAACATAACTGCTGCTGTTTTAAATCAAGAATATCAAATAACAGCAATAGAAAATGTTAATTCTTATGTAATTACAGCCAAAGATACTTCAGGTAATGCAGTTTTAGCAAACTCTGATGATGATGCTGGTAATGGTGGTAGTTCTGTTGTTGGCACCTATCAAATAAGTGTAGGTCTAGATGTTTATGTAGAATCTACTGGTTGGGGCGCAGGACTTTGGGGAGCTGGTACATGGGGTTCTGCTACTGCTTTGACTGAAACAGATCAATTAAGATTGTGGTCACATGATGCTTTTGGTGAAGACTTAATTATTAATCCAAGGAATGGTGGCATATATTATTGGGACGAAAGCAGTGGCTTATCTAATCGGGCTGTTAATATTACCGCTTTAGCAGGAGCAAACTTAGCTCCAACTAAAGGCATTCAAACTATTGTTAGCGATATTGATCGTCACGTTATTGTATTAGGTGCAGATCCAATTGTGGGTAGTGCTAGATCTGGTTCTATAGATCCTTTACTAATAGCATTCTCTGACCAAGAAAGTGCTACTGAATGGGAGCCTACTTCCACTAACACAGCAGGGTCATTAAGACTGTCAGCAGGATCTCAAATAGTTGGTGGGTTAAGATCAAGACAAGAAACTCTTATATGGACTGACACTGCTTTATACAGTATGCAATTTGTAGGTGCACCGTTTACTTTTGGAATAAATCTTATTAACGAAAACGTAGGATTGATATCTCCAAATGGAGCAATCAATGCACCTGATTCAGTTTATTGGATGGCAAGAGATGGATTCTATTCTTACTCTGGTTCTGTTAGCAGACTAACATGTTCTGTTTTAAATTATGTGCTTGATGACTTTAATCAAGGTCAAGCTTTTAAAGTTATAGCATTCACCAACAGAGAGTTTAATGAAGTTGGTTGGTTCTATCCTTCAGGTTCATCTTCTGAAAACGACAGATATGTTGTTTATAACTATTTAGAAGGTGCATGGAGCATCGGAGAGCTATCACGTACAGCCTGGTTGGATGATGGAATCTTTCAAAAACCAAGAGCAGCTGGCAAAGACAGTTCTGTTAACTACATTTATACACATGAAAACAGTGATGATGCAGACGGCTTACCAATGGACAATGTATTTATAGAGTCTGGTGATATTGATGTTGATGATGGAGAAAAGTTTGGCTTTGTAAAAAGAATTATTCCAGATGTTAAATTCTTTGGCGATAACTCTAGTGGCGGTCAAATTAACTTTGTATTAAAAACAAGAAACTTTCCGGGAGATAGTTTATCTACTAACTCCACTAACAACGTAACTAGCAGTACACAACAAAATCATGTCAGAGCTAGATCTAGACAAATGGTGTTTAGAGCACAATCAGACGATGATGCAGCCACAGGGCTAAGAACTGGTTTTAGATGGAGACTTGGAGCAAACAGATTTGAGATCAGGCCTGATGGTAAAAGGTAATGGCAAAGCTTTTAGCAAGTAGACTACCATTAGCTTTAGAGAATGTTGACTCTGCAACGTTCAATCGTCTAGTTAGAATACTAGAAATTAACTTAGGACAGTTCGATCCTAACTCAACACCACAGTTTAATGATTCTGAAATTAGCACTTTAGCTTTTAATCAGGGTGATATAATATGGAATACGTCTATCGGTGTATTGCAAGTATATACTGGCAACCGATGGGTACAGTTACATACTCCTGTGAATCCACAGGGTTTTGAGCTGCAGTCATCATTGGGTTCTGTTACGATTACCGTAGCAGGAAATACTACAATAGTAATATAATAAGATTAACAATGAAAAGTTTATCTGAGGGAAATAAAGGGATAAAAGCCCTAGCTAAAAAGAATCCAGCACTTGTTGAAGATAGATTCGGTTACGATGTCCCGGGATATGATATGGGTGGGATAGCAAGTATTGATCTTGGAAACATAGAAAGATTTTTAGCAAGAGATCCAAACTTTGATTACATGAGAGATGTATTGGGCGTTTCTCCTACTGACCAAGTAGCTACCAGTCAAATACCTGAATCAGACCGTCTTGCTATGGCTTATGGTGCACCGCAAGTAGGTGACGGCAGAGGTTCTTTGTATCAAGATTTAGACTACAGAGACATTACTCCAGGACAAGAAATATCAATTGATGCAAGAGATGAAACTCCTGCAGCTTATAGATTCTATCCAAGTGAAGTATCAAAAATATATTCAGAAGCAAAGGGTGTTCCTTTCTCACCTTTAGTTGCACCGCCTAAAGAAGCTACATACGTAGACACCTTGGGTTCAAGACGTATACAAAGCCAACTATATGCTAAAGATGGTACTTACGTTGACGCACAAGAGTTTCCAGAAAGAGAAGAATTAGTGACAGGTCCCGGTGGGGAGCAAGGAGATAAGATACCAGCTATGTTAAGCGATGGTGAGTTTATCTTTAACTCAGCTGCAGTCAGGGGTATGGGTATTATGGCTGGTGCAAACCCAGAAGATGAATACGAACAAAGATTAATGGGTGCTCGTCAGATGTATGATTTTCAAAA